CGATGGGACAAGCGGAAGAGCAGGTTCCTTCCGAACCACGCTGATTATGGGTCTTGATGGCAGGGACGCTGACGTTGTCTTCGTCGTCAAAATCGCCGTTGAGAATTCGGTCAATAAGGCTCATTGATTTGTCCTATTGTCTATTTGCTTTAAAGTTTGTTTAATCTTTCAGATGAGATTTGCTGCTTCGATAATCATCTCCTTTGTAAGGTCCTGGCTTGGTACAAAGGTACCCTTATTACGAATTATGTTATTCATAATGGCGGTCATTCGCTTTGTAGCGTTTTTGTGGCAAATGTAGTAGGCCTGAGCAGATACTCTATCGCTGCTTTTAACCATATCGGTAGAGTAGACTCCATCAATTCCCTCAAAGCAAGCTTCAATAAGCTCAAGTTGGCTTACAGAAAAATACTTCTTAAGAGGCGAGCGATCTAAGTCCTCAAACACGGAATAAGCAGATCTGCTATCAGTTAAAGTCACTCCGCCAAAATTGCTTACCTGAGACATAAAGATAGCACCCAGAGCGCACACAGAGCACTTCTTTACTTTGTTGACATACTCACTTGCGTCTACCTTGCAGAGTTTTTCATCCTCAGCCAGTCTACCTTCGACATAGTATTCCAGGTCTCCTATATTGGAATCTCCTACCCATGAACCCTCAGCCGGGCGATATCGTCGGCTTGCAATTTGCGCAAGAACATCCTTGGCAATAATTACGCGCATTTGCGCAGGAGTCTTGGTGCTGGGCTTCTTAGCGACTGCGGTTGACTTCTTTGTCTTGGTGGTCTTCTTAGTGGTTGCCATTACATTCCTACCTTTTGTTTTAGATTTGTGACAGCTGCATCAAAGCCAAGCTCCATTGCCTGCTTTACAAATTCTGCAGCTTCAATATCTACTGGTTCTTTTTCGTCTACTAGTTGTTTCAAGGCTGTGCTCAAATCCACCTGTTCGTCCAAAGATCCCTTTATCTCAGCGAGATCTCGGTCGTGTGAGGTGTCTACTCTTTCAAATACAAAAGCCTGTTGCTTCAAGGATTCAAGTCCAGCTGAAAGCGCTGCTGGCATATCTGAAGGTATTTCGAGATGCAGTCTAGGAAGTTTGTCTCCCATAAACGACTGCATTTCTGAAACATACGACAGCTTAGCGCAGTTGTCAAGCCATGTTTGAATTCTTTTGAGATCCTCCTCTGATTTAAGATCCGTACGTAAAAATGGGCGACAACGCAGTGGTACACGTTCTACGCTGAAATCGTTGTAGACTACAATAAAAGACTTTGCTTCAGGCTCGCCAAGTCTATGCATCCACATAGATCCGGAGTACAAAAAGCGAGTGCCCTGCGGTCCTCGCCAATCCCACTCCATATGAATGTCGCCCATCAGCACTAGCTTGTATTTGCCGTCAAACCAAGTTAGATCGATGTCACACAGCGGGGCTTCATCTGGAGGCAATCCAAGAGCCGGAACAACCTGAGATGCAAAGCCATGCAGGATAAGAACGTCTGCCTGCTGCAGAACGTATCGTTCTAGATAGGCTTCCCACTGACGTCGAGTACGCCAGTTGTAGCCGGCAATGCGTGCACCTGAGTCTATGTATTCTGCTTCCTCTAGATTGGTAGCAGCGGCAGCACCGCCGCCCTCCATACATAGCCTCTTGAATCCTCGCTCGTGGTTGCCATCCACATAGTAAGTTGCCTGAAATGGAACATCCATAAGGATTTTGCGAATCTCTATGGTGTGCTCGTCTGAGATGGTCGGGGTGTCAACCTGGTCGCCACCTAGAAATAGCGCCAGCTTATTCTTCTTACAGTAGTCGACAACTTGTCTAAGGGCGTATAGATCGTCGCCACGCAGTTCTTTGACAGAACGATACGCTGACTCTCTAGCCTGCAAGTCGGCGCAAAATACAAATATTGGATATCGCAATTATGCCCCTTTACAGTAGATGTTGGTTGTCTTTAATTAGATCCGCTAATTCTGCAAAAGAAGCGCCTTTATCATTTTGTTGAGCAAGACTAGTTCTGCAGTCGTTAATTATTAATAAGCCTTCTGCTGAGCCCAGTCCTGCCCATTCTTGAACCCTTATGGGCAACACTTCAAACTCGCTATTAAAAGATACTGCATCTAAATGCTCATATGCGCCATTGCCAAGATCTTTAGTGATACTTGAAGCCGTGCACTCCAACGGATTAGTTGGATTTTGTTGTTGATATATCTCGCATAGAACTCCTAGGCAGCAATGAGTTGGCGTATCAGGATTTGTTTTTAATGTATATTTGCCTTGAGTATAACCGCCGGATCGAAGGGCTTCGACCCAGACGTCAGCAATTTCTTTGAACATAGGTTTATTTCTTTTCAGTAAGCGGGTCAAGCCTGCCCATCAATAGAGCTACCAAGCAGGCTAGTAGAGTAATCGCCACCCAAGTCCACAGACCCATTCCAAACGCCAAACAGTGCAGCGAGGATAAAGCCAAAACAACCTGAACGCTAAAACAAACTGGACATGATATTAGTTTCTGTAGGAACGACTCCTGTTGGTCGGCCCAAACCATTATTGTATCTACAGTAAGTTCAAAATTGTGCACGCCCCAGACAACCATGTAAGCCATGGAGCCGAGTACGAGCGAAGACAGCAAGACAGTGAGAATCCAGTCAGTCATTTGTTAATTGCGCAGTAGCCAATCAGGGTAAGCAGAGCAACTGCAATTGTAAGGCAAGGGTTGATGAAAAAGAATATGAGAAATATAATGCAGATAAGTGCAAACAATGTCAATCCTTATTCGCAGTCTTTGCAGTCTTTAGATTCAGTGCCGTCCTTTGGCTGGCGTAAAGCTCCCAGCATATCTTTATTTATAGAAGGTTTTGCTGCTCCAGGCTCTGTCAGTGTTGGATCGTAGCCAGGTAAACCTGCTTGCTTTAGAAACTCATCTGAGGATTCGGATCTTGGGGGGTTTGGCATTAGGGGTTCTCGTTAGAAGTGGAGGATTCTACAAACTTTCTTTGTGATTGTCTTTCCTTGTTTCTCTCTATCCAAGTATGTAGGGCATCAAATACAAATTTACCTACAACAATGAAGCCAGTTGCTAGCAATATAAAAAACGTATATGCTGCAATTACAAACTGCTTCACTATTCTCAAAATTAAGTCTTCCGGTTTTTCGGAATTTGACATGAACGACTCCAATCGGATTAACGAAGAAAGAGCCAAAATTGATTTAAAAACCCTAGCGCCAAGCTGGGTTGTTGACATGGCTCAAAATATGAAGTCTATTTGTGAGGTCGACGATATTGACGACAGGGTGTTTTCTTTATCCCCTGACAAACTTGCTGAATTGCACGCAAGATTAGATATAAACGAATTTTCAAAATTTCTCAATACTTATTTAGCGCAGAATCAAACCTCTCCGATTCGTCTGACCTCAATGCTCAGACTGAACGGCAGGCCGTTTACGCTGGTTAAGCATAAGTTTTTTGAACCTTTGTTTTATCCAAACCTTCCGGATAGGACTTTATTAGTTTGCGCTCGTCAGGTTGGTAAGTCTACGCACATTGCAGCTCAAGGCGTTCTACAAGCAGCAGCCATTAATAGATTTAAAGTTTTATATATGGCTCCGCAGTTTGAGCAAATCAGAAGATTTAGCCACCAGTACATTCGACAGTTTGTCCATGAGTCTTATATCAAAGACACCCTTATGGATAAGAGCTGTGTCGACTCGGTAATGCAGAAGAGTTTCAGAAACGGATCAGAACTTTGGTTCTCGTTTGCCAAGCTATCGGTAGACAGAATTCGTGGTCTGTCTGTTGACGGAATTCGAATGGACGAGATTCAAGATCTTAACCCAGAGTTTCTAGATATTGTTCGAGAATGTATGTCTGCATCTGAGCGGCGTTCTGAAATGTACGCAGGCACCAGCAAAACCATCGACAACGTTATTGAGCAATTGCGACTGCAGTCAAGCCAAGCCGAATGGTTTATGAAGTGCGAAACCTGCAATCATTGGAACATACCGACCATAGAAGGATCCGGTCCAGGGCTTACCGTCATGGACATGATGCGGCCTGAAGGATTTTGTTGCGCTAAATGCCATAGACCGTTAGAGCCAGAAAAGGGCTTCTGGGTCCATAAGTACGCAGAAAAGGCCAAGACCTTTCCTAGTTACCACGTACCCCAAGTCATTGCACCGGTGCACTACGCCAATCCAAAGAACTGGAGATCTCTGCTGTTAAAGCGAGAGCTAAGTTCTCCGGCAACTTTTATAAACGAAGTACTTGGGGAAGCTTGCGATGAGGGGCAAAGACTTGTCAGCCTTACGGAGCTTAAAGACGTATGCATACTGAAGCCAAACTCTAAAGACAACGGCGCAGATGCCCCTAAGTATGCAGACAGAGTTCTAGGAGTTGACTGGGGCGGCAAGGGCAGCAGATTTCAATCTATGACAGCTGCCGCTGTGGCTTGCTACAGGCCCGTAGAACAAAAAATTGATATTGTCTTTGGCCATGTATTCCAAGCCATGACTGATTCGGTGATTGAAACAAAAGAAATTATTGACATTGCCAATACGTTTCAATGCACAGCTATTGCGCACGATGTTGCAGTAGCCGGCGAGGTAAGACTGAGCATTATGCGCAACGTCGGAGTACCAGACTCCAGACTCATTAACTGTCGATATGTGGCGAGCGGTACCACTAAATCTATACTGCAGTTTGTGCCCACTACGGACGTCAACCCTACCAGTTACTATAATTTAGATAAAAGTCGAGTAATTGCAGCGATATGTCTTGCCATCAAAAACAAAAACATAAGATTTCCGCAGTTTGATAGTTTGCTGGACGCTGCCGGCGAAAAC